TTCGGATGCAGATCCGGACGAAGCGGTATGACAAATCCATACTTCTCGCTATTCTTCCGGTTCGGATTACCCGGGAAAATATGATGGCGTTCAACCGGCGCCGCGCCGGTAAAATAGCAATGTTCCATATCATCCGTAAATACGCTCCATAATCGCTTCATATTCCCCACCGCTCTTTCATTTCCTGTAGTTCTGCTGGCGTAATGGTATCTATTCCAAGTTCCTTTGCATCCGCTACCGTTCCGTCAATCAGAACCGACATTTCTTTCGTGTCATAGGTATGACTCCCGCGATAGATTTTATATACAGTCAGTTTTCCGTCATACCGAACCGGCATTGCATGGATCGTTTCCTGTTCCCACATATATTCTTCTGGTGCGTTTGACTGATAGTAGAAAATATTTCCATCTGGAAGATATTCGGGCTGTCCATATTTACAGATCAGAACATTTTTAGCTTTTGCCTTTGAAATCGTGAGTACGTCAGCAATTTTTCCAACCAACACATGAAAGTAAGCATTTGCATCAAGGCTCCGTTTCTGCGTATATCTGACAGCTTTTATTTTTAGCTTGTCCTGATTCTGTAAATTTTCAATTTGACCGGCTGCCGAAGCGTCAACCTCAAACGTGAGGATGATGCCTCGTCCATCAAATGTCCGGCTTGCACCAGTTAGCTTTCCGGTAGTCTCCATCAGGCATCAGCTTCTTTCCTTTTCTTATACCAGGTCTCTACCTGTTCGATCAGCTTGTTTGCCAGCTCCGTAGAAATATCAGATGTACCGGAAAAATTGTACATTTTCTTAAGCTGGTTCACGATATCTACCGCATTTGCGTTCTCACACATTTCAGCATAGGCATCCACAAATCTATTGATTTTATGTAACTGCTCTGCTGTCGCCGGTGTAAACTGCGGTGCTGGTGTAACCGGTTCCGGTATTTCTCCGTCCGGGTCCTTCATCTCCTCGGTCGGAATGCAAAATACCTGGAAGCACGCATACTTGAATGCAATCGCCATTGCCTTGTTGGTTGCTTTATCTCCGGAATCCATTCCCTCTCCAACCGTTACCGCTTCGATGAACGATCCATCTTCGGCATAAAATGTGTACTTGATCCGGCAGATGGAATAGATCAGAACCGCACCCTTATTTGTGGTTCGCTCCTGTCTCTGCTGTTCCAAGACTTCCGGAACAATAAAAACATGATTCTTTACCAGCGCCGGATTGATTGCATTCATGACCGCATCAATTCCACGATACTTAAAGCCCTGCTGTTTATTCACTGCATCTTTACCGACCGCCCCGATCTCTTCCATACACTGAGAGATCGCTTCATATATATTCATTTTTCTTGCTGATTCTGCCATGCTTATACCCTCCGGAATTCAATTCCATACTCGCGCATAGCAGCTTCAAGCTGTGCGATCTGGAACGGATCAGCAACCACTTCATACCGTACGGTTCCCTCAGGCGCCGTTGCAGACCGCACAGCTTTTTCTTCCTCAAGAGCAACATCCGGCACAACTTCCGGTGCCGCCGGTTCTTCATGCACCAAAGTAGCTTTTCTCTGCTCTTCCTCTGCCGCTCTGCGTGCCTCCTCTTCTGCCTTTCTCTGCTCTTCCTCTGCCTGTCTCCGCAGGATTTCTTCCTTCTGCTTCTGGTACTGGTTCATGGTTGCAATGGCATCTGACAGTTCCAGCGTTGCCTTATACTTCGCCAGGCCTTTATCCTCAAACTCCGATTCCATCGCCCGGATAGTGTCCAGATCTTTCTCTACGTGCTCCACATGTGCTGTGATGGCTTCTGTGATGGCTTTCTGCGTGGTCGTGGAATTCTCCCATCTGCTGTCATAGATGCGATCCAGCGGCAGATACTCCATCACGGTTCCATGCTCCGTCATAATCCCGGTATAGATTTCACAGATCATCGCTTTCTTTGCTTCCACGCGCCTACGCTCAAACTCCTCGATCTGCCCGCTGATAAAGTCGATCGGTTCATCGATCAGCTTGTCCAGTTCCTTGACCTGCGCTTCAAAATTGGTATACGGCGCCATAAAAGTTTTCTTGATCTCGATTCGCCTGTCGCTCATGGCCTTTTTCAGTTTACGCAGGCTTGCCACCGTCCTTTTTGCTTCCGGCTGGGATTCTGCGGTAAACACCATCCCCTTGTACTCCTCCATTTTTGCCGCAAGGGCTGCCTTGATCTCTTCAGAGTTGGTCTCGATACTTCCGTTTTTCTGCTCTACTAATAAGTTAATTTCCTGCATCTTCTATCTCCTTTTCTTCTCTAAACCGCTCATCGCGGTCGTATATTGCTGCCAGTTTCTTTCTATGCCGCTGTGCCCGTGCCTGCTCCGCTTCGTATTCGTCCCAGTCCGGCGCATCCGGCGCGATCTCAATCATCGATATACTCCCACTCTCCTTTGTCGCCATTGTCACTGATCTTAAGTCTCACTGCTGTCTCTGGCGAAACAGCCAGCACCCCGCTAATGCTCCCGTCGTCCGTAACGGTAATAGTGGCAATTCCCGCAACGCCGACCCCTTCCAGTGTTTCCGGCAATTCCCGCAACACATCCACGAGATTGCACATGTCCTTGTTGCATAACCTTGCTTTCATTCAAAAAATCCTCCACTTCCAGCTGCGTCCAATCCGTTGCCCGGATCATCCGCTCCATCTTCTCTTCGCGCTCCCGCCGCTCTGTTTCACCGGCAACGCAGTCATCACACATACCGTTTCTACCCTCTCCCGGGTCCATTGGATGACCGCAGCGCTTACATTCTCTAAAAATCATAAAATCACACTTTCAAAAACTGCTCTTTCGTGTTACAATAAACGCAGAAATACTTATGTATTCCTACGGTAAATAGCACCTGCGTTCGCCAAAACAGTCAGGGTGCTATTTTTTTGCCTCATGTTCCAGATACTCCGTTCTTAGGTCGTATACAAACTGACACAGTTTTTCCGCCACTTCATCCGCCATCTCATTTCCCGAAAGATTTCTCACATAACTGGTTCCGCATATATAACATGTGAGCTTGCGGATCATATCCCAAACGCTCCAATAAACATACGTGCCAAAAAGCTTGTACATAATAGATTCCGTATTGCAAGATGCGCTCGTAAACCATTTTGAACGTGGCTTCTTCAAAACTGACTGTGTATCTTCGCGAATAACCGTTCCTTTCATCTTTTCTAAAATCTGCTTTTCAACCTCAGAAACAATCTCCTGTTTTTCCTGTTCCGTCACTTTCCCACCTCCTCAATCTCAATCCACACAATATCCAGCTTGTCCATCTCGATCACAACCTCGGTGCGCCGCCGCTCCGCCAGCATGCAGATCGCATAGCCCGCGCCGCCCAGGAAGCCACCGATGATGCACAACGCTCCCGCAAGGTAGCCGTATACATCCTGCGAATCCAGACAGCATCCTGCAAGCAGTGCCGTGACCACGCCGACCGCCGTAACGATCTTACCTATCCTTTTCAAC